GTGGAGCTTGGGGACTTCAAGTGATGCAGAATCTAACTCAATATCATCTATTTCACAATCTTTTGCCCATTCAATTTTTAATTCATCTAAGTTCATAATATACCATTATACCACAATATAGTAGTATTTATAAGGGGTTTTAGGACTTGGTTTCTATCTCGTAGAAGTTAAATCTGAACTGAACATCACAAGTTACAGGTGCAGTTTCTGCCCCCGATTGCATTTCTAAGGAACCTAATGAAATTGGAAATGCATCATAGAACCTGAAATATCTATTTGGGATATTCTTGTTAGTATTAGTAACAAGTGTAATTTGAGACGAGGTTTTTAACTCATCTCCGTCCATTTGTGATACACCTAGTGTATTCTTTTTACCCCCAGTTAAGCGTTCATAATCTGATGGGTCTGCAACTGGAACAATCTGAGTTATCCAATTATACATTTCTTGGAAGTTTTTTAAGTCTTCGTCTACCAAAAATGTTACATTTAATGTTTCAAACTCTACTTTATCACCATGAAAATATGCATCAACACCAACACCTATTGGTTGAACAGTCTCGTTAAACGATAAGCCTGGAATGGATACTGTTTGAACGTAGTATTCAACTGTTGGAACTTTCTCTATTAAAAGACGAAAATTGTTCTTATTGAGTATTGATTTGTTTATATCAGTCATTTAGTTTAGTAATCCTTTTTGAAGAAGAGGTATCGAAATAGTCTCCATCTCGATACTCTCTTACTGAAGTCTTTTCACAAAGATACCCGTCCATTTTGTATAAAGTAATAGTTGTTCTACTAATTACATTAGTTGTTTCTTCACCATTAGGAAAAGTGTTTCTTTCCCAAGGCCCCTCTAATACTTTTACATTTTTTTCCATAATATCCTCGTGTACTACTATTTAGGTTACTTCTCTGTTACAAACTCATTAAGTTGTCTTGCAACCTTAATAACCTCTTCACCAGTGATTTCCCTTAAAGGTAAAGGTTTTTTATCATTAGTGAATATTTCGTTGTGTGCGTAGACAGCATCAACTTCTCTTTGATAATTATTGGTTAAAATACCCTCTGCTTGGGATAATAAGTCGGCTCTGATTTCGAACCCTGATTTTGAATTACTCATAATTTTCTCCTGTGTGTATGTGTAATGTACTGTATTGTACCTTATATTTAGTGCAAAAAAAGTGCTAAAAACAGTTGACAGTGGGTTACATTTTTTGGTATACTAGCAGTATGGAAAAACAAACAATAATCTTTGATGTTGACGGAACTATCGCTGATGTAGAGCATAGGAGACATCACGTTATTCAAAGACCTGCAGACTGGACTGCATTTAAAGCCGCAACGGTTTTCGATACTCCTGTTGAGTGGGTTTGCGATATTGCAAAAAGACATATTGCAAGAGGTGATGATGTTGCATTCTTCTCTGCGAGAAATGAATCTCAAAGAGGTGTTACTGAAACTCAAATTTCTGAGTGGATTGGTAACGGTCATAAAGGACTTTTCCTTAGACCCGATGGTGATTTCAGACCCGATGAAGAGTTTAAATCCGACCTTGCAGATAAATTCGAAGAGTTCGGTGGAAAAATCGACATTGTCTTTGACGATAGAAACAAGGTTGTTGATATGTGGAGAGCGAGAGGAACCACTTGTGTTCAAGTCGCCGAAGGAGATTTTTAAGTTGACAAATTCGGGGTTCACTACCCTGCCTGAAAAATGGAGACAAAAACCTATTAGTGATAGGTGAGTTAAAGAGAGTCAACTAGAGACCCCAAGTTACCTGCTGAAGAGCTAGAAGGACTTGGGGTTTCGCTTATCTGAGACAAAAAAAAAGGAACCCGAAGGTTCCTTTTTAAAGTTAGTTAAAACTTTTGATTTACAGAATGTTAGAAACTGCAAATTTTCTGTAGTACTGGTTAGTACCTGCAGATGCAAGTCCGTCAGCTGGTGTAGCACCAACGAAAGGATTTGAAACCATACCATATCTAGTTTTGAAACCGATTTTTGGTTGGAATGTGTTCTCGCCAACTGCACGAACCATTTGTAATGGAACGTATGGGCAATAGAACATACCTGCATCATAAGGGTTAGTCCCTCTGTAACCTACAGTTAAGTAATCAGAACCTGCATAAGGGTCTATGTATACTTTAACTCTACCGTTAAGAACACCAGCGAATGTGTTGCCAGTATCATCAACGTTTAGGTTAGTTGAAAGAGCAGGAGCGTAATCTAATACACCTGCCATTGACAATGCAGAAGCTACGTCTGAAGAACAAAGAATAAAGTTTCCTTTACCACGTCTTGTTTCTTTAGCGATTGCGTTGCTTTCTCTTTCGATTTGGAACAATAATCCTTTAAATTTCTCAACTGACCAACGTCCGTTAGCGTCAACGTCTAAATTGAACGTACCTGCTGAAGCAGTTGCAGCTGCACCTGTTTTAGCTTGTATGTTAACGTTTCTTACAACTTCTCTGTTGATTTCAGCAAGAATTTCTGATGAAAGAATATTTGCTAATTCTGATTCTGCATCAAGGCCGTGAATTGCTTTAAGGTCTTGTGCAAGTTCGAGTGTGTACTCTGCTTTTAATGCTCTTGACTTAGCAGTAACTGTAGCTTTCTCTATAGAGAAACCCATTTGAGCAAAACCGTTAGATGCTTCAACATCTCCAAGTGCCTCTGCGTTAGCAGTAGACATACCTGAACCTGTATCAGAAGCATAAGAACCGTTGAACGGGTCTCCTGTCTGAGCAGCTAAAGGGCCTGCAGCTGTAGGGTTAACTCCGCCAGAGTAATCACTCTGTACTTCGTCTATTCCCATAGCTTCAGATTTTGTCAATCTAGTTCCTGAAGGATAATCGTTATATCTTGCTTTCATAGCAAAGATTAATCCTGTAGGGCCAGTCATTGGTTGAACTCCACAAATGTCGTATGCAACGAGATTTGGCATAGCACGTCTAACTAATGAGATTAATATAGGATCCCAGTTAGAAATGCCTGTTCCAGTAGCATTTAAAGGTGCTGCTTCTTGCAAGTTCTGCTCTTGTAGAGCTTTCTCTTGGTTTTCAAGAATTACAGCAGTAACAGCTCTCTTGTAGTTATCCTCGATTTTTGGTAAATCGGAATGTTCTAGAATAGGTTGCCACTTTTCTTGTAAGTTTTCTGATAAAAACATTTTATTTTCCTTTAAATTAAAACTTATCCCAGTGGGTTAAGTTTGGTTATTGCAGACGAATACTTGTCCATAGTAGGGTCTAATTTCTTCTCAGTTTCTTCAACTTGAAATTCATTTTCACCTTCTTGAACATTAGTTTCCGCCTCAACTTTCTCACCATCTACTTTGAAGTATGCTTCTTTGATTTCAGAAATCTTCTCAGCGAAGTCTTCACCATCTTTGAAATCTACTCCTTCAGCAAGTGAAGAAAGTTTCTCTTTTTGTGTATCTGTCAAATCTTTCGATGCTTCTGATACAACATTTTGTCTTTTGAGTGCATCTAACTCTTCAGTGATTGCCATGTTATTGGACACTTCACCGTCAAGTTTTGCTTCCATCTCTTCAAGACGATTTGCGAGTTCATCGATAACATCGTACTTATCTTCAGGAACATCAACGTAGTGTTCTACGAATAATGTTTTTAACCCTTCGATAAAGTTCTCAGTCATTTCTGACCTCAAACCACGTTCGATTGCGAGTTCGTTTTCTTTCGTCCACTCTTCTGCACAATATGTTAAGTACTTGTCAACTGCTTCCGAAAGGTCGCCTTTAACTGTCTCAACAGTGGTTTTTAATTCTTCTTGATATTTTGCATCAAGTTCTTCTTTAACTTCCTGTACTTTTGATTGTACAGCAGCTTTAAAGATTGTTTTTGCTTTCTCTGAATTTTCTTCAGAAAGGTCTAGTGCCTCTGAAATCGCTGATAGGTCGTCATCTATCTCAATTTCAACTAATGAGGATTCAACATCTGCAGAAACTTCTTCTGCAACTGCATCTTCTTCAGATTCTTCTGAAACTACTTCAGAATCTTCCTCTGTAGACATAGACTCTAGGATTTCTCCTACTTTGTCTTCGTCCATAGTCTTCAAAGATTCAACAACTGCTCTCGCAACTTCTGCTTTAGTCAAACTCTCGTCCTCTTCAGATTCAGATATTGTAGACAATACTGTTTGAAGTTCTTCCTTAGTCATTTCCTTCATATTGTTGACTATAGCTTTAATTGATTCCATCTTCGAAGGTTTTGTCTCTTCTTTGACTTTCTCTTGCTTTTCAGCTTTACCAGCACCTTTCTTCTGAGCGTCGCCTTCATTTGAAGGAACTTTCTTCTCAGCGTCTTTTACTGCTTTAACTGCTTTGTCAACAGGATTGGTTTCAACTGGGACGACTTCCGCTTTGCCTGCTTCTATTGATTCAGCATCGGATGAACCTTGTTTGACTGGTTTTTTATCACCTTTCTCAGACTTAGCGTCAGGTTGAGTACCTTCCTCTACAGTCTCAACTACTTCCTCAGTAGTCTCTAGGTTATTTTCTAACTCTGCCATTTTTTTCTCCTGTTTTAATACTAATTTGTATTACTTTATTTTATTTATATGTTATAGACTCTCAACGAACCTTTTCCATAGATTTAACTTAGTTTCTTCAAGTTGACTTTTCTTAGCAGAACGTAATTGTTGCTTCATTTCTTCAACTTGAACTCTTGTCAAAATACCATTTTCCATTACCCACTCAACACCTTCCATAATTCCTTCGACAAATGCCTCAGGCGCAGAAGGGTCTGCGACTATATCACCTGCAGTTGCAAGTTGAAAATCGTTCTTAACATATTGTGCATCACCCTTTTGTTCTAAAGAACCAAGTCCTCTAGAAGATACTCCGAGTTTCGCACCATCATTAATGAGAGCTTTTACAATCTCTCCATTTGGAGTACTTAAAACTTTTGCTTTACCCACATAGTTCTTACCTTCTAGGTCAAGAGACTGGATTAAGTGGGACACTTTATCGAGATTAATAGTTGGGCCTTCAGGGTGTCCGAGTTCACCGAATGCACGGTCTTTTTCTACGAACTCCTTCTTATATCGGTTAACTTCCTTCTCCATAATTGCTTTAGGATAGACTCTACCGTTACGATTTTTAATATCGGCCTGCATAAAGACACCTTCTATGAAGTAATCTTTTTTACCATTCGCACCCTCTGTAATGATGGGCGATATAGTTTCGTTAAACTCTGCTATTAATTTCATTTACTATTTCCTCTATATTTACACCAAATTCTTCACCCATATTTTTCATAATTTGTTTGATGTCTTTAAACTCTTTCTTCGCAGTCTTGAGGTCTTTATACGGAGCATCTCCTGTAAAATTTTCCCCATTAACAAATGCGTGTACTTTATTCTTATGCATTGCATATACTATGTCAACATTCTTACCACTTACTTTGACATTGTCTCTATCGACCTCTTTATGTCCTGTAGGAAGTTTAAACTTTGCCTCGTTCAACTCCTCTACCATAGTGGTAAAACTCTTCATATTAACCTTCTGTTGCTTCTTCTTGCTCAACACTTGACCATGTAGTCGAAGCTTCAACTCTTTTGAAGTCTACTGCTTGTGCAGCCTTTTCCTTGATACCTTGATTGATTAAGTCTTTTGCACCCTGCAATTCACCCTTCTCTATTGTATCAACTATTTCTCTCGCAATTTCACTCATTATTTGTCTCCAATTTCGTTTGAGTCGTAAAACCCGTCTCCGCCACCAGTGTCAGCACCGTCAGCCTTTTCTTGTTCGATTTGGGCATCAATTTCCTTAATGTCCTCTTCTGTTTGTCGCAAAATATACTTTCTAACGTACTCTTGACTGAAGTATTTTCCAACATATTCACTAGCAGTCTGAAGTGATTCCAATCTATCTCTAAGAACTTCTGCTTCTTTTAATTCTGTAAAGTGATTGTCTGCAGTATAATCGTATTGTAAAAAGTCTTTAAACTTATCAAACTCTTCTGCACTTACAATCTCTTTAAGAACCAATTGAGTTCTTAGTAAGTCTGTAAAACACCTCGCAAACTTCTTCTGAAGTCTGTTAGTGAACTTATTAAACTTAAGTTCGTCTCTAGAAATTTCTGAAGCACGACCCATATTAAATCCATTGTCCGCTTCCATTCTAGAACTTGGAACATTTAATGACTGATATAACTTCTTCTTGAAGTATTCTACATCGTCAATTTCTGCGAGGTTTTGTCCACCTGGCAAGGTTGTAATTTCCGTTCCTCTACCACCTTCTCTTCTTGGTAACCAAAAATCTTCCAACATACTCATATGTTTTCTATCATCTTTGATTTCACCAGTATCTGCATTGTAAACAAGTTTATTTCTATACTTGTTCATTACATCTGCAAGATATTGTTCTGCTTTTGCCTTTGGAAGGTTACCTACGTCAATGTAGAAAATCCTTCTTTCAGGTGCTCTAGACAATCTATAGATTACTAGTGCATCTTCCATCATTGATAACTGATTTGCAGTCTTCAATGCTTTGTGCAAATATCCAATAACTGCATTCTTGTTAAAATCTAACAATCCTGAAGTCGTATAAGTTACTGCCTCAGGTGCAATTCTGACTGTTGTACCTTCATTAGTACCAGTCTTGTCGAAACCTTTATCGTTGAAAATGTAAAATTCTTCCGTCTTCTTGACAATGTCTACACCTTCTTTCTTGTCTTTCTTAGTCTCGACATTTCTAACCTTCTTAATTTTAAGAGGGTCAACCTGTCTGATGTCAACAATACCAGCTTTGGTTCTGTTGCTATCAACTACCTTATGGAAGTAAATTCTTCCATCGATGTACCATTTTCGGAATATTTCGTGAGAGTTCTGATTGAACTTCATCATTGCTAGGATGTTGTAAAACTCGTCTTGCATCTTGTTTTTGATGCTATCAGAGAGCTTCACATCTCTGAGGTCGAGTGTTACTATCCTATCGGCACTATCCGATGTGATACACTCATTCACTATATCTTCAATAGCCGCATCGCATTCAGGTACTAGGGAAGTTTCTCTGTATCTTCGAATAAGTTCAACCTCATTCTTGATACCACCTTCCATATCTACATAGGCACCATAAGCACCACCTGCAATATACCCTGCTTGTTGTGCGACAATGGGTGTACCATCATCGTCAACTTGAGGAACAAAACTCTTCTGAGAACTGACCTCTGAGGCTCTTAACTCGTCTTTTTTACGAGTGATTTCAAATCCAAATATATCCATACTATTATTTATAAGACCTAAACATAGTCTTATTCACCGTACTGTAACGTACTTAAATTACTCTTTCCCAGTGAGAATATGTAAATGTAACTGCAAATTCTTCTAAAGCATTTTCAGTTTCGTAACTTAATGCTATTTCACCGATTTCTTTAGGGAAGCAGTTAAAAAATTCATATCTCGCAAGGACTGAGTCGTCTTTACCTAACTGTTCGACAAAAGCTCTACTTAGTAAGTAGTCTGTTGTCGCCAAACCTGTTGATGTTCCGTGGCCTTGAATTTCTTGTTGCCACTGTTCTAGTGCAGTTCTAGCTGAGAACTCATTATCGTTGATAATTGTAACAGCCCAATCTGCATAACTTCTATCACCTGCAAGTTTTAATGTTGTTCCTTTGAAAGGTACTAAAACTTCACCTAGTGTAGCAGCAGGTATTGAAGCACCTTTTGCTAAGAACTCGATTTTATTCCCTGCACGAGGAAGAAAGACTCGGAATCTGTTTGCCCTTGGGCCACCACCGATTAATTGTGCTTTAAATTGGTCTATTGTTGACATTTATCTTACTCCTGTTAAACTGCTGAATAGATTTCTTCGAACTGAACACCACTTCTAGCAGCGACAAAGTTCAAAGTTATATAGTTAATTGAACGAGCAGGTTTAACAAAGATAGAACATACAAATTCGTTTCTATCCATAACTGAATCAGTGTTGTTTGTTTCATCACAAACCACTGAGAAGTCTATCAAACCTCTTCGGTTCTTCACATCTCTTAAGAAAGGTTCTATCGCAGCTCTGAACTGTGCTCTTGTGAATGCATCGTTGTATTCAAAGAGTTGTGCTTGTGCAGCTGTTGATATTGCTTTCTCTAGAACTATGAATAACCTTCTTACATTAATTCTATCGAATGCAGAAGGTGTTGTTAATGCCGTTTTATCTCCAAACAGGATTGTACCTTGGCCTGGGAATGTTGTAACGGGGTTAATTCTTGCACGATAAAGGTCGTCTCTACTTGCCTGTTTAGGATTGTAAGCGATTTTAGTGATTCCAAGATATTGTCCTCTTGAGAAACCTGCAGGTGAAACCCACGCATCTCTTTGTAAATCACTTCTTGCCATGATACCACCAGTGTGTCCGTTTGCAGGAACCCAGCAATATCTATCGTTGAATCTGTCGTATTGGTAAACCCAAGTTGAATCAAATACTGCAAATGAACTTGAAGATGCAGTGTTAAAGTCTGCTAATACGTTTGTTGTTTGTGTTGATTCACTAGAAACACCAACTACTGATGCACGTCTTGGACTTGCGATTACCATACAATCTTTTCTTTTCTCTGCAAGTAAGATTCCCTGATTAACCTGAGTTGTCCAATCTGTAAGAACATCTTGGTCTGCACCTGAACCATTATCAGTTCTTGTTGAACCAACAAGCAAGAATGAGAAGTCTATACTGTTCGCATCTTCGAAATGGTCTGTCCATGCAGTTTGTTTTTCTCCTGCAGTTGCAGTTCTTCCGTCAATTCCACCACCTAGTGATGAATTTTCAGGGCCTGTAGGTCTTCCAAAACCAGCATTACTGTTTATTGTTTTTGAATCTGCGTGTGTATGCGTACTATTAACTGCAACGTGTGTCGCTGTTGAGTGTCCTGACCAGTATACATATTCAGATTTTGTTTCTAATACGTCTTTGTAGTAGTTTGAAGCACCGTGAGCGTCTTTACCGTCTGAAGCACATGATAAGAAACCGAATGTTTCTAATACAGTGTTTTCAGTACCTGTAAATGTTCCGTCTTCGTCTATAACTACAACGTGAATTTCGTCATCGGAACCACCAGCAGCTGTTGCTGTTCCTGATTTGCCTGGAGCTTTTGCAAATAGGTTGTAGTGTTCCCAATATCTATCGATAGCAG